ATTAGGAACAGTTACAGCCGTTCCTGGTCAAGAAGTTCCTCTTACTGGTTTTGGTCTAATTAGTAGATTATCTTCTGGCTATCAAATTAAGATAAATAGCGAAGTTCAATTAACAGGTTTAAGCTTGACTATTTCTCAAGGAAATGGTAGTGCTTTGATCTGGAACGAAGTTAATACAGGTTCAGCGCCTATAACACCTCCGGGATGGCAAGAGGTGGCTGCATAAAGAGTTTGACACAAACTCTTATTTTTAATAAAATGAACGAATAAGGAATTAAAAAATGGCTAATTCAACATCTGCTAACCTAAAACTTACAGTCCAAGCAACCGGTGAAAACTCAGGAACTTGGGGTAAAAATGATGTTATTAAATTAACAGGAACTTTAGCAGCTAACAGAACAGTATCTATTCCAGACGGAATTGAAAAAGTTTATAACGTACAAAATGCGTGTGATCATGCAGGAAACACTTTAACTTTTAAAACATCTTCAGGTACAGGTGTATTATTATGTGAAGGAAATAACTATGTACTATATTCAGATGGTACAAACGTTGTAAAATTGTCTGAGCAAAGAAACTGGAGAGTAGTTTCAGCAGCCGAAACAGTTCAAGCTGGTGCTCAACTTTTAGTAAATACAAGTGGTGGAGGGGTAACAATTACGCTACCTACATCACCATCTACAGGGGATGAGGTTTCATTTGTAGATCAGGGTTATGATTTTAACTCTAATGCCTTGACAGTTGGAAGAGCAGGCTCTAATATAGCTAATGCAGCAGCAGACTTAGTGGTAAATACTCAAGGTGCTGGTTTCTGTTTAGTATACTCAGGAGATGCTACAACAGGTTGGACATATAAGGAGAAATAGAATATGGCAAATTACGAAGCAACTAAATACGATTTTAATGGATCAAATCTTACAGGTATCGAAGGAATTCCTACGGCAACTATTGTACCGTGGTCTGATAGTAGTATTCCATCAGGTTTCTTAGAATGTAATGGTGCAAACGTATCAAGATCAACTTATTCAGCTTTATTTGCAATTGTAGGTACAACTTACGGTGCAGGTAATGGTTCAACAACTTTTGGTTTACCAGACTTACAAGATAATGTTGCGATGGGTAAATCTGGAACTAAAGCTTTAGCATCAACTGGTGGAGCGAACACAGTTCAATCAACTGGAAACGTCGGTGGATCTACAGCAAACGCATCTATTACAACAGCACAACTTGCATCTCACTCTCACGGAACAGCGGTAAGAGGACCTCAAGCAAGTCCGGGTAGTGGTAAGACAGAAGCAATTAACGGTAGTACAGGTAATACAGGATCAGGTGATGGACACTCTCACAACATGAGTGCAACTTTCACAGGTGATTCAACTTCAGTTGTACAACCATATTTAACAATTATTTATATTATAAAAACTTAGGAGTAAAAATGGCAAGTAAAGGAACATGGTCTGTAATATTTGATGATAAAGTCGTTGTTAAAAAAACAGGCGACATGGAAGCAGAACCAATGGGTCACTACATAGACGATGATGCTTTTTGGAGCCAAGCTAAGTTTAGTAACATTTGGGCTATTCAATACGGATGCGCTAATCCAGATGACGAAGTAGAACACAGAGATACTACACCTCACTGTACTTATGCTGAAGCTAATTTAGGAGACTTCAATGATTTCATTACTAGATTTGATGCTGCTCATTTAGCAAAATTACAGTATGATTGGGACGTGTGGGACGAAGAAGAATCTGTAAAAGGTCCAAGACCTTCTTCTTATTCTTCTAATTCAGTTTAATTATCTTAATAACATCCAAGAAGTTAGTATATATTTTTCACCTGATAAGGGAGGATTACCTCTATGTAGGTATGGAAAACCTGCAGGCCAAATAACTATTCTACCTGCTTTTGGTTGAACTCGTTTAGAGAAGTGTAAAAATTCAGTTTCTCCTCCTTCTTTAGCATACCCTTGACCATGTTCGATATGCCAAACATGATATCCTTCTGTTGGTAAAGTTTTTTGTATTTTTAAATCTGTAAAATAAAATTTGTTATCATTATATGCACCATTTGCACCTGTTACTTTAAGATAATGATTCCAAGCTATATCATAGTTTATCATCATTGATTTTAGTCGCTCCCACCACACTTTTATATTTTGAGAGGTAGCAAAAAATTGTTGATCTTGTTTATTTAAAATAGATGAATTTTCAAAACCTATTCTATTTATTGTATGATTAAATTCATTCTCTTGTTCGTATAGTTGTATAGCTTTATTACATTCTTCTTGCGTGATGTAATTATCATATACACCAATAAAATTAGTTATATTAACTGTCTTATCCATTACAATAATTGAGCTTTTTCTTTTTGACTTTCATCTAATGTTTTATGATTTTTTTCTAGTTTTTTAATTGTTTCAGCATTAGGTTTCCATTCTTCTTTGTTTATAGTTTTACCACCTCTGTCTCTTTTAGTTTGAAAAATAACAACGTAACTACCATCATACGGTTTAAGTTTTTCTTTCCACCAATCTGGTTCTTTAATCGTATAGTGAGCGTTTTTACCATTAGTTAAAACTTGTGTAGCTTCATAACAAGTAATTGTTAAAAATACTCTGTTACTATAATTAAATATATCTTGTAATACTTCATCAACTTTATCTTCTTGAATGTGTTCCATGACATCTATACATAAAACTAAATCATACTGACCTGTTGGTTTATTAGAAAATTTAGTAACAGCAGGATCGTATGGAGTAACTGTTACTCCCATAGGAGAACCCGGAACTTTTATATTATTAAATAAAAGAGGATGAAATTTTGCTTTACCGCATCCATAATCTAAAATAGATTTAATATTATTTTCCTTAATTATACTAAATATGTCGTGTTTATATTCAGCTAATGCTTCTCCAACCCAGTGCTCTGGATTGACTGCATGAAATTTTGTAGCTTCTAATAATGATTCATACATAATTTTTTTCTTTATATTCTTTGTAATGCTTATAACACAATTCACTAAATTGAGTCAAATGTAAGGCCTCTGCAAAAGTGTCCACTTTGTAGGCTTCAATACCATCATAGCCCATTTCTTTTGCAATTTTAAATCGATAATGTCCACAGTGAATTTCTTCATCTTTAAATACACCAGGAAATAATAATCCGTCTTTCTCTATATATTCACGCACAGTATTTAAATGATCGGGGTCATAGTCTATTTTGTCTTGTAAACTATCAAAATTTATATATGATAGCTTTTCGGGAAACCAAACTATTCTCGCTTTCATTATATTCATAACTATATTATAGTAGATTATATGTTACAAAAATTAAAATTCAAGCCAGGTTTTAACAAACAAGATACTGAATCAGGGGCAGAGGGTCAATGGACAGATGGTGATTTTGTTAGATTTAGATATGGATTGCCTGAAAAAATAGGCGGTTGGCTACAATTAACGGCTGCTAATAAAACGTTACCTGGAGCAGCCAGAGCACAAATTGCATTCTCAAGTTTTGCAGGTGAAAAATATACAGCTATAGGAACATCACAAGGACTATTTTTATATTATGGTAATGACTTTTATGACATTACTCCTTTAGATACAGCGAT